CTTGGGGCCCCCAGCGTGTGCTGGTGTCTATACCTCTGTTTGGTTTTCTGATTTTTACGCTTTGTACTTATATCCCACAGTGGTACGTGATATCGGCGCGCTGGCTTCTGTGGTCGGAATTAATTTTTGATTTTGTGGTAACGGTCAGCTCTTGGTGACTAAAATGTGATGGCGCTTAAACCCAAGCCCATAATGCCTTGGCAACGCTAACTGCTTCACTGGCCGCAATGTCCTCAACAGTGGATATCCACCCGGTGATAGTATCGCCGAATGGCACCCGCTTGTTGGCATTGGAGATGGCCAGATCAAGCCCAGGTGGCGCCTCCTTAGGTGGGTCCGCAATGCGCGCCGCAATGGAGATAGGCTCTGGCTGCAACTCGATGTGGAAGACGTATTCGACTTCCAGTAGTGCAGTCGATGCCGTGCCACCAGTGATGGAAATGGTAATACCATTCCAACCACTGTGGGGCAGCGCAATTGTGGTGGACTCGAAGTTCGCCACTTGGGCGGGCGACAAGCGCCGAAACCCATAGTAGCGGTCGAACCCAAACAACGAGTCGGTTTGCACCTCCTCGTAAGAGTAGGAGGAGAGATTGTATGAGGGAGTCGGCACTGCGAGACTGTTATGGCTGGTAGTAACCATGACAGTGCCTTTCGCCTCATTCGTGTTGCAATTGGCGAACACGTGAACGCCAGCGCAAACAACCCGGTATTTGGCAGCAATGGCCTGGATGCTGGCAGCCTCCGGTATATCACCGGGGGGCAATGCCCAAGCCGTGACGATCCCACCAACGATGGTGAAATCGCGGGCTAGGCACTGCTCGATGCCAGGCTGAATCCAGACCGCAGCAGCGCCATTGGCGTCGGTAGTGACGGCGGAAATTTTCCCGCGGACTGTGTAGGTGAAGGTGCGTGACGTGTCGGAAGACACCATCTTGCACCCCACTGCACAGTCGGAGAAGGGATCCACACACCCGAGGATCATGCTCTTCGCAGCATCATTTCCCTTCTTGGGGCGGCGCGTCGCCTTCTTCTTCTTCGTCCTGGGCATCGGCTTCTGCATGGAGTCGGAGACCTTGGTCTTCTGCTCCACCTTGCCGCCTTTCTTGTTTTTGTTGGCAACCATTGCAAGGTAGGTAAATGACAAAAATGTATGTCGTAAACGCTACAAATGAAACGGATAATAGTCGTAGAATTGTAATGTTGTCACTGATGTTCCTTTTGAATCGTAGTGTCGTTAAGTTGATGAGTCTTCTAGAGTCGGTCTGTGTATATGTGGTGTAGATAAGATTTGGATAATTGCATCACAAGGGTGGCAGGTTCGTCGAGAAACCGACCAGCACTCGCTACCCTAGCATATGAGGCTATGTCTGCCTCAATGGCTAGTTGATGTTCAGGAGACAGTCTAAAGGCTTTTTGAAAGGAGAGTCGGCACTCGTCTGAAGGTGCTGTCTGGTTAGGGTGCATGCCTTTGGCTAGGTATTCCATTCCCGTTGTGAGTTCGATGCCCCGGGCAGGGGGCGCGCCAGTGATTAGCGACTTGTAGAACTCACAGAAAATAGGTACATCCCCAGCCAGGGATAGGCCACACCAACCGATAGCATTGCTACGATCAGACTGTTCACGACCGGACATCCGGGGACCCGCGACTGCAAGGGAGTCTTTCCCTAAGCAGACGAATGGATCCCTCACCATTCGCCACCCAGTGCCTGTGTACACTGGGTGGCTCTGGCAAAACTCGATGTGCTCCAACTCACGAGCCACACCTTCTAATTTCATGGTAAATCCAAGTCTAAGAAAGTATGGTTTGAATTGAGCGAGCACCGAATCTAGATG